GATGACTTTAGAAAAGAATGGGATATCAGATTATAAAAGAAAAGAGCACTAACTGTGCTCTTTCTTTTTTCTTCCAAGACTTAGTGTAAAGCTCATAAAAATAAGTCCTACACGAAGACTGTAGACAGGAACCTTATAGATGTTGTCTATACCTGTTATAAATTCAACGCCTAGTAAAGCTCGGGTAGAGCTTAATAGCTCAAAGGTAAATGTCCAAAGCATAGTTATTGTTTTTCTACGGTGAAAGGATGACGTCCCAGGTAGCAGTCTTCCGGCCAACCCATGTGACGTTTAAACCCGTTGATGAAGCTTTGTATATTACTAGCTCCAACAGGGTTATGGCTGTGGACTGAAACAGCATTAATTGTTTTCCCAGAATTTTGGGAAAACTCTACTAGCCATCGGGCACAGTCTAACCCGGTTTTTTCCTTATAGCTTTCATAGTCTGGTTGTTGCCATCCAATGCTTAGCTTCTGTTTAAAGTAATCATCTATGTGTTCCTCTGCCAGATCGTGATCAAAACTGATCAGGTCAGGTATGCCTTTTTCTATAATAAATCCTGTAAACTCTTCATAGTTCCGAACAACAGACCAGGGATTATACCCCGGTATTGTTGTTGTTGGTGTCCTCTGATCGTCCAGGTACAATGCTGTTTTTAAGGTGCTCATAGAATGGATCTATATTTATGTTACCCTTGCTGTGCTTGGGTTCATAAGGGCAGTGTCTGCAGCCATTGCCACAGCACTGTCCACGGTTAATATGAAATAAGGGAGTGAGGATTACTCGGTCTCCCTCCATGTAGTAGAAGTCTTCTTTCATATAGCTTCATTAAGAAGGATATTACATTTTTCCATCCAGTTACCAGCTAATACGTCAACGATAATAGGGGCTTTCATACCTTTTTTATAGGCTTCGTAGCTTTCTTGTTCGTTGTCATCCAGGTGCCAGACGAACTCTGTTCCTTCTAAATAGTTTACTTTCCACTGCATGCAAGTAAATCTTACCCGCCAGCGTGGGATACCTAATCTGTCTACTACTTCCCAGAGATCATCCAGGGTAGCGTTATGAGGATACTTGTGTTTGTGGTTCTCGTCCCAGCGTGTGGTGACAACCCAAACTTCTATGCCGGATTCTATTAGTTCTTTAGCATAGTCTTGTACGTTTTGAAACTCTAACGTTCCGTCAAAGTCAAAGCTTACTTTTTTAGGGATTACTTTCATAGGATAAAGGATAATAACCAGCTCCATAGTCTGAAGCCGAGGTAAAAAATAATAGACCAGGTGATGATGAAGGTCCAGTTCAGACTACTCAGTCTGTGTTTCCAGGTACGAATTATACTCTTCATATATTTTAGGGTATTTACGCAGTATATCTTCCCTAGTAATCTCATGTCTGCCTGCTTCTACACTAATTATAAACAGCTCATCATACAGACTATCTTTTATGCAGGATATAGAGTCTAGTTGTTTATTTAATTCAGGAATTTGTTTTACCTGCTGTTTTAAATCAAACAACGTGTAGAACAGTAGCCCTATGGTACTGATACTCAGTATCGGGCCTATATACTTTTTCATAAGAATTGATATTTAGAACATTTACTAATAAGATCTTCATCTTCAGGCTTAAGTTTAGATAACCTACAGGCTACCTCCTTACCGTATTTTGAAGAGAATACTCTGGTTTTTGTTGTACATCTTTGTTGTACTTGGCTTGCACTTAGTCCTAGCTTATGTGCTGCTTTTGCAAAGCTGGGGTATACACCCACAAGCCGCTTATCTGTTGGATCATAGACTTTTATACAGGTGTCTTTATGCAATCCGTTCAGGTCATCTTTCATTGATATCATATCCAATCTATAGAACTTGTAGAGGTAAAAGTAGAGAACTTATCTAACATCTACAAATAAATAAGGGGGAAAATTTACTTCCCCCTTATTGTTATTAGTCAAAGCTTATATCTCTGTTACTCATGTACTCTCGTAGAAGATCTCGGATCTCCTGGTACGCGTCATACTTGTCTTGAGATAGGTCGTCAGAAGCATATTTAGTTTTAGCTCTTAGTTCCTGATCAAGATCCCAGCATACTATATACCAGCTAGTAGCATTGGTTGCCATCTTAAAATCTTCTTGGTCATCGGGTAGATTGAACTCTAGAATTGCTTTCATCGGTAAGGATTTTACTGTGATTAAAAGGATAATATTCTTCTAGAGCACGTTTGTAAAACTCCATCTCCAGGCTATCCTTTTTGTACAGGATTTCCTGGTGTGTGAGTTTACGAGTAGCTCTGTTTTCTTTTTCTCTTTGGTACAGCCAGTAGCAACACACGGCTAGTATACTAAAGAAGACAGCTGGTACTACATAAAAACTAAAGAAGTTACTAAGCTTTTGTTTCATAGTATAGCTTTCTTACTTTTACTCCCAGTTCCATATCATTGGAAGTATTAATAATCATTTTTTCAGGTACCGCAATATGTGTACGGTTGGTTCCTTCCCTGTAACATTTGGAACAGAGTTGACCAAATCCTTCTATATAACCTATCCGTAAGTCTATATGGGTAGTGTCATCATAGGGAGTTTCTACTTTACATAGGATACAACTGTCTTTCATAGTAATTGGATTTTATAGGTCTACATTGATGTACTCATTTGTTTGTTTCCATCTAAGTTGTAAATCTTCCCAGTAACCTGTTTCATCATTGAACCGGTTACAAATTGTAACCAACTCAGGAAAACCAAGAGCTATCTTAGCTCGGTTTTTTCTATCAAGTTTCCAAATGGCTTCTATAAGAGCAGTCATGCCGCTGCCTGCCATGCCTTTTTTGTAGTGCATAAATACTACTTCTGCTTCTGTCAATTGGGGTCTTTTTTCTGTGCTCATAATGTTAAAATATTTCCGTGTGATGTAAGTCCAAGGTCAAACCTGCCATCGTACACACAGGCTGCATTTGAGAATACAGTTTTGGTACGGGAATAGTGTGCCACTCCTTGGTTAGTGTCAACACCCTTCATATTATGTATATGACCGAAACAAACTAGCTTTAATGTGTCCTTTAGAGCCCAGCATCTTTTCATAAGAGACAGGTCTCCACACATTTCTAGGTCTCCTTCTCGGTCAAAGCTTAAGTCCCTGACTCCTTTCGGGGGTCCGTGGACTATTAATACATCTGTGTCATCAGGAATCATCTGCCACACTTTATGTGTTTTGTCTCTTGCTTTCATGAATGACCAGTCACAAAAGCTTGGGGTAATAGGACTACCGTAGAACTTGACTCCGTCTATAATAGTTGCTTGGTTTTCTAGGTAGATAATTCCGGCTTCAGCAAAATACCCAGGGGTAACTAGACGACGTTCTATGGAAGTATCATGATTACCTGCTACATAGATCTTGTGTTTTACAGGTACATTTTTGTACCACTCTATAAAGTCTAGTACTTCGTTGCTGTTACGATACGGGTCTCTGTAGTTACTGCAGTCACCACTGTGCACTACTACGTCTATATCCTGAAATCTTTCATCAGGAAATGTACCATGAAACCCATGAGTATCAGATATGTGTAGGATCTTCATTGTTTAAATATTTTTCCTCATTAATGTAGTTTTCAGCATCATTAACATGATTACATTGAGCATCCGTATAACCCACATTATAGTCGGCTATTCGTTGCTGATACTCCATCTGTCTAGCTTGTTCTATTAGTTCAGCTACTTTATCGTAACTGGTTCTATTAATTCTAGAAACTAGCCAATCAACTACAGTTTGCTTTATCATATAATGATATTCATATTAGTTTTTCTTTACGTAGTATACTACCTACAGTAAAGAGTAATGAAACCATGTCAGAGCCGTTCATAATCTTATGATCAAAGTCCCAGTTGTCTAGTCCAGTCTCAGAAGGGTGTGCATTTATTGCACTAACTCCAGGACGGTCTACTCGGATTACTATACCACCTGCATCTTTAATAGCTTTAGCTTCATTAGGAAAGCGTGTGTCTGTAATAATCCAGTTGTTACAGTCCCAACCATTAGGGGCACGGTCTGCAGGAACACATTCATAGTCTGCCATCAAAGCATTGACCCAGGTGTTTTCATGTAGTCCTGTACGGAGACCTTCTGTACCAAGTTTTTGTAAGAAGTCTCTTACAGTCATTGGTGTTTGTGTATCTGTCCAATCTTCTACATGCCCGTCATAATATTCACCGAATGTTCTTACTGTTTTATTCCATTCAGGTCCAAGGTTGGTCTTCTTGAATTCCTGGTCTTCAAACTTCTCTTCCGGGATTCCGGTAAGTAGTGACGCTATGGTCTTAAGCTTACCGGCCCATTTCTTAATTTCCCATCCGGACTTTTCTTCTATCCACCACTCGTTGTGAGCGTAGTCTTTAAGTATGTCATCTATGTCTTGACCTTCGGGTAGATCATTACATGCGGCTATTTGTATTAGTTTGCCTACTGTGTCTTTACCAGATCCAGAGTAGCCGTTTATACCGATTATCATAGTTCATTTAGTTTTATATCAGGGAAAGGGATTGAGTTCTTTTTCCATTCTGCTGCTTCTTCTTTATTCAGGAGTACATCTTTGATCTGGATCTTTCTATCTTCTTTTAACTTTCTTAAGGACTTGGATTGTTCTTTACTAGTGAGGTGCCAGCCATGGCAATGCTTACAATAGTAGTACCTGCACTGTCCTGGCTTACCAGCCCGTCTGTTAACCCTTTTACCTTGTATGTGATCATAGAATCTACCTGTTGATTTTATTCTTGTTATGGCTTCCTTAGCAGCTCCTGGATCAGGATACCTCATTTTCCCTGTAGCTTTGCATTTGTTGCTCAGGTTCTCCATATTTCTCTATTAGAAATTTATCTATGACGTCTACTATTTCTTCCATATCATCTGGTTTAATCCTCATAAGCTGTTCTGTAAGAACCATTACATAAACCAGGTCAGACTTATCTAGATCTTTCTTTACTTTCAGTACACTGTCAGAACTGGGAAGCAGATCACAGATTGTGTTGATAGCTCCAGTTACTTTAGTTAGTGCACTGTTTAATACATGTTTTTGTTTCTGACTGGTCAGGGCTTTTGCATAGTCTATTCTGATCTCTATACACTTGGCGTGCTGGAGTACTGACTGAAATAACTCACTAACCGTATGTTGACTTAGTACTTCTGCCATAGGAAAAGGCGGGGGTAGAAGAACTACCCCCTTCTTTTATTAGTTAAACATTACACCGTAAGCGGTATTGAATTCCTGTTCCTCCTCTGTTTCTACTATATTCAGAATTTCTTCAGTATCTTCTTCTACAGCAGCGTAAGTGTTTTGAAGCTGACCCAACTCGTTCACAAAAAAGTTGTGGACTTTCTGGTGATCACTGAGATAGTTCAGTGGATGAGAATCTTTAAGAGCCAGTGTGACGTGGTTATAAAGATCCCAAGCTGAGTTAGGATTAATACTGTACTGGTGAGTAGGCTTTTCAATCTCTCTTTGTACCATACCGATTTGTGTGAGCGTGAGAATCTCCTGCTCTATAAATAACCTGCCTATCATAGAACCTTGTTGTGACTTGGTTAAGTGTACCTGTTTAAGCATCTCTTTGTCTGCTACCAGGTTATTATAATATTCCTTGGCATGATTAATCTGAAACTGGATAGAATTGGTTACATCTACTAATGCAGAGCCGGTATGCTTGCGTTTATAGTTAGCCAAATCTCCTGAGACTACTCCGTTCATACAGATAAAGACCTGTGCACCAACGGCACACTTGAACCTCATCATCTTGTTATAAGAGTTAGACCAGGCAAACATGAGACCCATGTCTTGGTCTGTTCCGTAGTTCAGGTGATAAACACCTTGAGCTACTTGTCCATCAAGGCTGGTTTTATACAGCTCTTGGTTGATTACAAAGCCAGCGTTGGCTAGTTCTGCACGGGTCTGGTCAATGACGTACCCATGTGGGATTACTGTGTAACGCTTACCATGTTGAGGTAATGCTGCGTTACGGATGTGCTGCTCAGTTACAAATTGTGTTTTTACTGGCATAACTGTGGTTTTAAAAAAGTGATAGTTGTGTAAATGACTTGGGTTTGACCTTTTCTATCTGGGCTATCTGCTTGTATATCTCCTCTAGATAGTACTGTAGGTTGATGTCGTAAGAACTAAAAGGTTTGTCATTGTCTATGAAATTGACTACAGTTTGTAGCCACTGTCCTGACTCTACTTGGATCTCTCTTCCGTCCTTATGACACTTTACAAGCTTGCCTCCTGTATTAGATACATAGTATCTTACGATCTTCTGAAGACGTTCTATTGTTAGCTGACCTTCTACTATATTTCTTTCTTCATAGTACCAGCCGGCTTTAGCTTTTACACCTGCACAATAGTCTGTGATATCTTGATTCTGAGCCAAGAAGTCTTCAGGCATAATACCGTTTACAAAATAGGCGTAGATAGCTTTGGGGATTATCAGAAAGCTTTTGTTCTTATGAAAGACAGCTACTTTCTTTTTATCTAGATCCTCCCATTCAAACGCACCCTTGCATTTTACTTTGTCTTTGGTAGTGATGGCTATGTAGTTATTCACGTCCCTGATAATCATCTTCTTGTACTGGTCGTGTTCAAGTGCGAGCTGGGTCATCTGCTCCCATTTGGAACAGATATCCATGTACTTGCCTACGGCAGCAGAAGGAATCATTGTTTCCAGACCGTCTGTGTTTTGCATTAGCGGTATGGCGTCAGGTATCTCCGTACAGATCATTTCATAAAGCATGCTGAGTAACAGCTGCCCATTAATAGTAATCTGCATAGTCATCCGGGGATCGTACAGGAAAGAGTTTTCATCACCTGTGAGACCGTAGGTTGAGTTCAGGATGATCTTGTAGACGTAGTTCTTGGGATCCGTTTTAGGAATCTTCTTACGTTCTTCAAAGAACCATTCGTACAATTCTCCAAACTCTTTCTTAGGAAGGTGTTCGGGATGAAACCCATTTTTGATAGCAAGATTAGGATAGAAGCTAGTAACATCTGAAGTCATTATTGTCCAACCAGGTTCAGCTTCATACAGACCTGCATCAGCTGCACCATGGATACCGCCAAGACCATAGTCTGTGCGTATACCACGATATGTAACACTGTGCTTGAAACCTTCCTTAGTAGAAGTGATAACTTTTTTTCTGAAGTAATCCAGTACTTCCTGGAACTCTGGCGTTTTAAACTGTACATAGGGAAGTATGCAGTCAGCCAAAATAATGTACGGTCTGGGAGTACGCAGCTGTTTGATATCAGCCTTGGCCCATCCGATCTTTTGATGCAGGAAGTGTAGGAATAGTTCTTTAGATATTCTTGGCTCTGAAGCACTGTATAGATCAATACCGTATTCTCTGGTCAGAGTCTGACGCAGAACGATCTGTTCTTTACTATGCTCTAGAATTTTCTTTGTAGACAGTACGTCGTTAAGACAATACTTGACTATCATTCCTAATTGGTTACTGTCTGTAACAGGTTGATAGTGCGGATGTGGCATCTCTTCTACATTCTGCCAATCCATAGAGTACTGTATCCATTTAAGAGAGCTCATCTTAGCACGGTTATCCCAGTGGTTCATCTTAAAGAGATCAATTTGTCTGATCTTTAGTTTGAATAGGGGATACTCGGCAAACTCTCCTCTGTCAGTACGATTAATAGTCTTCTGAGCATAATCATATATGGCTTTGATTAACTCCTCTGTATTTAGTTTGAGAAGTTCTTGTTGATTGTCCAGCATCCATTGAGTTATCTGGGCATCAAAAGCAAGACCGTTATATGAGATATGCCATTCTTTATCTTTCTTACACCGGTTCAGAAACTTTACAAACTTTGCAAAGTCATTTCTGTCTTGGTGTATTACAAAGACGTGTCTTACGTTATCATCTTTGTAATGCTGGAATACTGCCACGAAACAGTTTATAAGTGTTTCGTAGTCCATTACCCAGTGTGTTTTTTGGTTGGTCATGATACGGATGTTCAGTTAAGCTGTTCCCCCTTTTTACTGTTGCCAAAAAAAGGCAGAGTTAACTGCCTTGGTTGGTTTTGGTCATAGGGCTGTCCTTAAACAGTAATAAGATTGGACGATGGAGCTTCTGTATAAGCCTGCTCCATGTATTGAGCATAGTCAAACACATCTGCGTTTATTGCAAAAGAGTTAACTATGTCTTTGATATCTTCTGGATTTTCTATGTAGTACTCGTAATAACTTTCTAATGTCTTACGCTCTTCAGCATAATCTTTACCATTAGCTCTACGTCCTACTTTCATTGTTTTAACATCACCATGGTCATCAAGCTTGGCAACCATATGCATACTTTGTTTCTTTTCTTTACCGATCAAAGCAAGTACTTTACTATCACGGTCAAAAATTGCTTCGTTGTATGGGCAGTCAGCTTCAATAGGGATCATTTTAAATGTCTTATTGTTACCCCAGCTGCCGGTAACGAGCATCATTGATTTATTCATAGTTCTACAGATTAGTTCTACAAAATTAAGTGGTTTTCTGCAAGATCTCCAAATCTTCTACAGGTATTTTTAAAGTTTCTTTTTTTAAGTCACATGGGTCACATAGTTCCCCGATCTTTTGTAACATGTACAAGTCAACATCTAGTAGCTTGGCATAGACTTCATAGAACCTATCTGGAAACAGGTAAGATTCTATATACTTATACTCACTAGATGTATCTCCATAGTAAGTCTTGATAGCCCGTTTTAACACAGGGGACAATTTGGAGTATTTACCCAGCATGAAGTTAAACCAGTCATCCATATATGTTTGATAATCAAACAGATACAAATTGTAATCACGGATGTGAAGTACTTGGCTAAATAGTGGATTAGTTATGAGCATCTGCTCTTCAAAAATCTTGTAGCCTTCACTCTCGTTTTCTTTATACGCACATACTAATTTCATATCCTCCGGCTCTACTATACCGTTAATTGATATATAGGTACCGGCAGGGGAGAAGTTCGCAGTCTTTTTTACTCCCAGGGCAGGGAATAAAAAAGACCTTGACTTCTGAAAATACTTGGTATACAAGCTATCTATCATTCCGTTCTCTTTTAGAGAACTACGAGACCTTGAGCAAACTCATAAGGAAGATCGTAGCTCCTGTTTTGATAATGCCATTCTGCTTTCTTTATACATTCTGTGAACCGGTCCAACCAACTGTTCAGGGTTTTTTCAGATACAGGGAAAGCATAACTTTGGAACGTACGATCAATTACCACAAAGTGGAACTTGACCTGGTATCCATTGTTTAAAAGTTGAGCGTATACTTGACTTACCATGATCATGTAGACCACAGCTTGAAGCCAGTAAGAATAATACTCTATACTCTCAGGAAAATCCTTGAGATCTTTGGATGTAGTCTTGATATCATTAACAAAGATTGTTCTATTATCATGATCTATAACCAGGTTGTCTATTATACCTTTAAGTCCATAAGCTTGGTTAGGTAAGTCTATCAGTATGTTTTTTTCATTGATAACTTCTTTGTTATCAAAATCAGTTACATTACAACCGATAAGGCTGCATACCTGCTGGTTGGTCTTTATAATTTCTACTGCGTCTTGGCAGAACTTTAAGGTGTCAGGATCTACAAGAGTCTTGTTACCTTTAGTTTTTAAGAACTCCCAGTAGCTTACTGCTTCTGCAGTGATGATTTTATCAAGACGCTGCTGGTCAGTCTTCAGGTTCTGGAAGTAGTTCATATCTGCCATAACATCCAGAATAGCTCCGTCAAACTGTGCAAGTTCTGTACGGTCGTCACCGTTGCGAGAGAGTTCTGCATAGTGACGAAACACACGGTCTATTACTGTTCTTAAGTTGCCACTAGGAATAGTACCAGGGGTCATCATAAACTCCTCAGCAAACATTTCAGGTTCTAAAAGCAGAAGATGTATAAGCTTACCTTGAACAAGGTGTTGCTCTAGCTTTTCTTCTTTTAGTCCTAGTACATACATCTGATAAAAGATCTGAGGATTCCAGATCAGTTTATTCAGGCTACTATAAGAGTAATAAAACTTTTTACTGTAAAAGTCTTTTTCTAAGATCCCTACGGATTCTTGCATGATAGATTCTAGTTCCATCCTTCTTCGGGTTTTTGTTTTAGTAATTTCATAGCGGCATCACATAGTTGCATGCCGCTGATTTGGTTACCTGCTACTATACTGTGTTCATCGGAAAACTCCGGATACTTTTCTACAAAGAGTCTAGCTACTCCTCTCCAGCTGTGTGTGTTTATATCTTCAGGACCGTCACCTACACGCCAGTTTCGGATGTCGGTTACCATACTTTGAGAAAGATCATTGTTTAGTCCGTTTATAATCTTTTCTTCTGCTTCTTGCATGAACTTATTTAACTGCTGGTATTCTTCAGATTGAAACCATTCTTTAAAAGTTGACATCTGGTTTAGCGTTTAAGGGTTTCCAGTTATGTTTATCTCTAGCACAATTTTGACAGAGTACAGTAATCCATCCGCTAGTATGGCCGATATTATCTTCTGACCCACACTCTTGACAAGTATATGAGCAGATATACTCAGCCATGTTAATCATACCTTCTACAACTTCATCATGTCCGTCAGTATAGAAGCGTAAGCCTCCAAACTTTTCTTTCATTTGACTGCAGGTAACTTGGGCCGGTCTGTACTCACCATTTTTTGTATAGGAAATATGATTGTCTATATACCTTTGCATAGAACCACAGAGCTTATCTATTACTGGTAACCAACCGTCTGGTACACCAAACCAGTTTACCATACCAGGGTTCCCTTCGTACTGCTGAAATATCTTTGGATACTTCTGTATTAGTTGTTCTGTGGTGATGGCCATACTCCTAATTCTATTAGTTTTACACGGATACGTTTTTCAGATTTAGTATCTACGGTATAAGCGTTCTCGTATTGGAGGAACTCTACTAGTTCATCGTATTTACTTTGCAGGTCTGCCACACTACTAGGGCATGCTTTTACTTCTACGTTTTGCATTAGAAACAGTTTTCCATATCCCGGGGATAATAACGGCCCAAGATGTTTCCGTTGTAGTTGTTAAGTCTAAGTACATCTAGCTTGATCTGCCAGGCTACTTCTGCGTACGTAAGGTATTTTTTAGAGCAGCAGAGTTCTATGATAGTTCTCTTAAACCGCTGCTTACCATACTTCTGAATATCTGCAAGGAGTACTTTAGAAGATCCATAGTAATCCTTCCAGTCAGACTCTTTTACTGTACGTTCGTACGTCTTACGGGTCTTTGTAACTTTTTTTACTTTCTGTGAAATCTTCTTCTTACGTGTATTACGCAGGATCTTTTTGCCTATATAGCTTTTGAATGTTACAGTATCCTGTATCATGTATACAAACCCTTGGACCTTTTCATAATCCGGCAGGTCTTCTATATTGTTTATAGGCTTGTCTTTATAGAACCAAGGTTCTTGCATAGGGTTGGATATTAAGTTCTACAAATATACTGTAGAATATAATTAGTTCTCCAACTTTCTGTTTAGTATTGGTACTATTCTTAAGAACACTTCTTTGGGTCCAAAGTCCTTAATAGAATCAGAAGGATCTTTACTCATAGGTAAGACTGTTGTCACCAGTTCAGGATAGAGTTCTTTATATCTTTCCATGGCTTTGATACCGGCATCATCATAGTCAAACATGACGATGATCTTTTTATAGTTTTTCAGATACTCGGTCATCGTTTCCTTCTTGATTAGAGAGTTCTCAGAGTCTGGAGCTATTACGTCCAGTTTAAGTTTAAGGCTTTTTAAAGACATGATGTCTTTTAGAGAGCTTGTGATTAACAGGAAATCATTGTTCTTTACTTGCTCAGAGCCTTGTACGTAGTCAGTTACTTTGATGAATTTCTTGTCCAGGGTTTTGGGCTGGTAGATTTTATACAAGGTACCGTCAGCTTTAAAGTATCCATACATGTAGTTACCTGTAATACGCAGTTCTTTATCATCTTTTACCATTAGGTAAGACTCTAGGGGTACTACGTTATGTTCAGTCAAGAGTCGCGTACCAATATTATACTGGGTCCAGTAGTACTGGTCCTGTGTACTCCACTGACGTTTCTTAAAGCTGACTACTTTGTACTTAGATGCCTGTTTAAATTCCTGCACATCATAACCACCGTTATTGTGTAGTACAAAGTCATTGTACTTTTCTACCACTTGCTGGCAAGCTTTATGATATGGCAGTTCTGTAAGTTCTTTAACCAGATCTATGGCTGAACCACCTTTACCAGAAGAAAAATCTTTATACCGGTACATCTTTTTGTTTGCATCAAAATAGATACACATGCTAGGAGTACGTTCCTTGGAATTAAAAAGACTTTTGATTTTTACATCATGTCCATTTAGTTTCTCTTTTAGTTTGCAGTAGTGCTCAAATATCCAGGGTGTTGGTACATCTTTCATGTCATGTACCAGGTTCTTTGTTTTAAACATAAACCATCCATTTTAAAGGAGAAAAAAAATGAGGGGAGTGTAGAAACACCCCCCGTTGAATGGATAGAGAAATAAGATGATTACATCTCAAAATCATCAGTAGCCGGCTCAAAGCTGCTCACTGGTCTAGTGATCAAAGCTTTATAGTGGTACTTATTGTTTTTATCAAACTTGTCTAGTTTGTCTTCTTCTGCAGACACAAACTTGTACTTAGGAAGAGACAGCTTGATAATGGTTTTACCGTTGTACTCTTCTTCGGTGCCCTTAAGGAACCAGTACAGTTTCTTTCCTTTTACTAGATTTAGAGCCTGTGTAGCCCAGTCTTCAATAGAAGAAGCCTGGATACGGTTTAGTTCATCACGAAGACCCAACTCTGTGGCAATCATGGTAAGTTTGTACATGATCTCATTGCGAGATACGTTTCCGTTGTTGAACTCATCTGTCCAGATGGTTGCACTAACACGACCAGTTTGACCCTTGTACTTAGGTCCATCTGGATTGTCTTTGTCTATAGACCAGCCCTCAAAGTTCTCTAACTCAGGTCCTTCAAGATAAAGCTCTAGGCTTTTCTTGTCACCCTTGTTTGAGGTTCTTAACTGGCCACTGTTGATGTGGGCATAAACTACCCCTGGTTGTAACGACTTTGCTAAGCCGCCTCCTGTCTTGACTTCTTGTCCTTGTGTACTGAACATACTGTCTGTTTTGTATTTGTTAGAAAAAATAGATACTAGTTTTCATAGGCCTGCATTGCATCTTTGACGTATGCCAGGTTATTAGGTATTTCAAAATCAGGGAACATTCCCTTGGGACTCTTGCAGGTATTGTCACCGGTAGTCTGAGTCTCAAACACATACCGGATAGTACCATCTTTATCTTTCTTTACTTTACCGAAAAGAACCATAGAAAACAGACCTTCAAAGGTCAGCTTCTCATCTACCATACGACCGATAGTCTTGGCTTTAAACTTACGTTTGCCTTCCATGTCGGTAGATTCTTCTGCGTGAGTTAAGAAAAAGATAGTCAGGTCATCTCTGAGATCTTTAGGCATTCGTGCAATACGAGCTAGGTGTCCACCAATCTGGGTGAACTTTTCGTAACCTTTCTCATCTACACGGTCAAAGAACTCAAAGGAACTCATATACTGAAAGTCATCTATAACTATAGTCTTGATCTCTTGACGCTTAGTATTTACATAGCCAAGACATGCTTCTATTTGCTGTGCAGTAGAACCTGAATAAAGGTTACCACTAGGGTTGTCTTTACTCCAGAGCACATACTTCTTTTTCCAGCCTTTGAAAGGCAAGGGTTTGTTAGCTACGTTAATAATAAATGTCTCTTTAGGATCTAGTGATTCTATAGAGGTAGACTTGCCAGCACCGCTTTCCGCGATAACTAAGATTCCATTTGCCATATTACTTCTGTGATTTTATTAGTTCGTTAAGCCAAGACTTAGAGCTTACAGGTTTTCCTGTATGGATAGCATAGAAATCCCTTATAGTCATTTCTTGATAAAGGGCATCTTCCATTGGTCCAGGAGCTTTGTAAGCAACAGAAGGTTTAGGAGCAGCTACCGTTTTTGTTGGGACATCTTCTAGTATGGCAGATGTACCGCTGATAGCAATACTGCTGGCGTTAACTATTCTAAGTTCTTCTAGAGGAACTAGATAAGAACCTCTTTCGTTAAGCTCATACTCTTCCTCAAAGTTTGGATTGTATGGAATCTTGTAAACTGTTCGGCTTGAATCTAGTGGTTCAAACTCATTTGTAATTAGTTCAAAATAGAAACCTTTTTCTTTCTTGAACTCTGATGAAAAGATACCTACTACGTTACGAGCTTGCTTGTCGTAGAAAGGCATCTTCATGTTAAAGTCCAAACGGCTGATACCAAGATTTTCTATAAGCCTATAATGATGCTCACGAAAATCTTCTAGGATTTCTGCCTTGTACTTTTTTTGTTCATCTTGACTTAAGGCTTTGTACTCCTGGTACGTCAGCCTCTTACGTGTTGGTGGGTGTGCTGTTGTAAACATGATATTGTGTTTTAGATCTCTTCTCCAATAGGAGCTGATATGTTTCTTTGATTACCGTTACCGGCTCTTTCTGTAAACCTTACAAAACCATTTGGTCTTGCAGCAGTAGGTTCTGGTACTTCTGCCATGCGTTGCTGCTTACCAAACATCTTTAGAAATATGATGCTTTTCTTTTCATCACCGTTTCTTACTTTGAGCAGGTGTAGGAAAACATCATCTTCTTTAGCTTCGTAAGCATACGGACCATAGCTTTTTATATCAGATTTCCAGGGTCTTGACAGAACTACTACCATGTCTGAACCCTGCATCAAAGCGTCACCGCCAAAGATGTCAGAGCTTGTTGGGTAGTTTGCAATAGAACCGGATACCTTACGAGCAGCTTCATCTATACTTCTGTTTAGCTGGGTGATCATCAGAACAATGATTGGTATTTTGTTCTTAAGCTTCATCAGCATTTCAGTAGTATTGTAGAGTACATCAAATTTGTCTTTGTCAGCACCACTTTTTTTGATAAGCCAGCTATGGTCTATCGTAACAATAAGTGGTTTGCTGCCTCCTTCTAGATATACTTCCTTGATGACTTCTTCCATTTCAGCAGAAGTGATTGATTCGGATATAAGGTCTCGTTTGATACCTTGTTTTTCCATATACTCACACTCTGCTAGGTACTGCTTCATTTTTTCTATAATAAATTCATCCAGCTGTCTGTCAGTGCTTAGAACAACACCATAGTCCTGTGCTACTTCACCTGCAAACTGACGGGCTGCGTACTGTTCATCACCCATCTCAAACTGAAACTCCAGTATGTTAAACTGCTGATCAGGATTAAGACGGTGGGCTTCACGGAGTATCTGTGATACAAGCATTGTCTTACCGGCACCAGGTCTGGCACCGATAGTAAGCATAGATCCCCATTCGAGTCCTGCTATACCGGCTGAGTTAAACCCAGGCCATGGTGTTCGCAGACTCTTGATGTCTCCGTTACGTCTTTTTTCTATATACTTAAGTCCTTTTCTTAAAACGGATACGTAGCTTTTACGTCCAAACTTTTTTTGTTCAGTACTCATCTATAAATGATCTAATATTGGCTGAATGTTTCACTAACCATAGACTCTAGTTCGTTTAACCCATCGTTTTTGCCATTGTAGTAAGCTTGAGTCATCATCTTATCTACGAGCGTTTCAAGAAGACCGAAGTTTATAAGCTTAACTTCTTCTTTAATATCTCCATAAAGTTTAGCTGAGGGCAGCTGATCAAAAATCTTTCTAAGTTCTTGCTGATGTGGGGTTGTGTTTTCTGTGGACATGTTCTTTTTTAGGGGATGTAAATTTAGATAACTTGTTGTAGAACTCCAAAAATAATCTGTAGAAGTTTTAGGTTTCTGAAAGAATTTCTGGGTTGTCTACAATCATCTGGCAATAGTCAGCCAGGAGGGATCTGCTAGTCTTAGTAGAGGTATCTGTACGCTGGATAAAGTAGCTGCTGGTAGTAATATACTCCAGGTTTTCTCTACCCTTGGTGTAGATATAATAGTCTGTGGCATCTAGTACAAGTGCCCAGTCAAATTCAGGGTAGGTTTTGAAGAACCAGATAAACTTTTGTTTAAGTTCCTGGACCGTCTGTCTTAAGAGGCCTACCCGGGGAACTCTTTTAGCAGGGAACATTTCACGATAAGTGTTGATGCATTGTAAAGCATTCATACCCAATACTTCAGAGGCTACCTTCTTCTTAGTTTTGACCAGAAGAGTCTCAAATTCATCTAGTACAAACAGGGCTCCTGAGGTCAGGTTACCGTTTGCATCTAGGTGTCCTCTGTTCTGTGCTACCAGTCTTTCTGCGTCTTCATTGATAATACCGGTGGGTTTGATTTTGTTCCGGCAGCAATCAAGGAAGTACAGCTGGTTCGGGCTCACATTGTACTTGATCAGTGTCGTCCAAAGTTGATGACTCATAATTACTCTTTAAGGTTTTAAGGATACTAGTGTACTTGTGTTGGAAAGGCTCACAGGTTTCTAACAGGTTTTTGCAGGCTGTTATGGCATGGATCACTGTTGTATGATCTTTACCCAGAAACTTACCAATGACGGTAAGGTTATACCCCATTTGCCTGGCCAGTAGGCAGAAGATGTTTCTTAGTTCTACTAAAGGCCGGTTCCTGCTTCTGCTTTGCAGACACGTGGGTTTGTCAAAGAAAAT